TTAGAAATTAAGGTATCTAGCAAACTTTTCTGCTGAGATATCTTTTTGCTTCTTTGTTACATGAGCATATATATTCATGGTTGTCTGTATATCTGAATGTCCGAGTCTAGTTTTCACGTCTTGTATGGATAATCCAGCTTCAAATAGTAAACTACAGTGTGTGTGTCGAAAGCCATGAATGGTGATGTCCTTTAATTGATTTTCTTTACATAACCTTTTTTGAATATTATTTGGTCTAAGAGGATCCAGATAATTGTTGTTCTTTGACGCAAAGATGATCTGATTAGGTCTAAGAGAGTTGTGACCAAATGATAATAAATACTTTCTTTGATCTTGTCGCCATTTTTTTAAGATATCAATTGTAGTATCATCCAAAGAAATTTCTCTAATCGATGCTTCTGTTTTGGGATGATTAATCACGATTTCATTTTTTGTGTTTCTAGCTATGGTTTTGTTGATTGTTAGCATCTTATTGTTAAAATCAATATCCTCCCAAGTCAGTGCTAAAGCTTCACCTTTTCTCATTCCAGTAAAAGCCAGAAGTCTAAATAAGGGGTAGGATAGAGGGAACTTATCTTGTTTAGCAGCTTCCAAAAATTGCTTGAGTTCATCTGATTCATAAAACTTAATACGTTCGTCTTTTTTTCGATATTTTCCTTTTGAAATGTACACATCTTTCATGGGATTTGAATTTATAACATTAATTCGAACTGCATAATCAAAAACCGCAGTAGTGTATGTTTTTAATGCTTTATAGGTTGAATATTCATCTTTCCACTTATTAACGATTTTTTGACAATATGCGACAGTAAATGAGGATATCTTTCTTTTTCCAAAATAAGGAAATATATTTTTAGTGAAAAGAAAAGATACTCTTGATAGGGTACTCTCTCTGACAGTAGTTTTATATTCTTCAAACCACATATTTTGGATCTCTATAAAAGTATAATTTTTTTCTGGTGTATATTTGTTATCTTGTGCCTGCAATTCAAGTCTAGACTTTGCAATCCTAGCTTCTTTTTGTGTTTTAAAACCACGCCTTGTTGTATAAATCTTCTTTCCGCTTGCTGGATCAACACCTAAGTAAGCTTTAAACATCCAATATTTTTTACCGTCTTTTTTTTCATATTCTTTAATCATATTATTCCTCCTGTGCCATAGTTAAAAATGAAATACCCTCGGACAGTCCCCTGAATGAACACAAAATTTTTCCCTTAATTGATACCTTTGATAAATCATCAACTATGATTTCTTTTCTTTCCATAAACTGAGAAATAGGTGAAAAAACATGCTTAATGCCTGTAATTTCAACAACTGGTTCATACTTAAAAATGTGTCCATCGTAGCCGCTTGTATTAGCTTCTAAACATAATAAATCTCCAGACTTTATATAGTCAGAAGGATCGCCGAAAATTTGAATAAAAGCTGCGATATCACCGTTGTTCAGAAATTGATTATCTTTGGTGGTTACAATTTTAGACAGTTTGATCGGTAATCCTTTCCAAGTTTGAGGGATTGTTACTTCTATATTTTCCATATACTTATCTCCAATCTAATTCATAATATAATTATTCTTGTACTCCTGAGAGCTTTACCACTCCTTGCACATTGTTATATTTTTCATCTGATATATACGCGCTAATGACTGGGGCTTTTACACTTACAAAGCTATTTTTGCTTATGATGGTTCCATAGAATAGAACTTTTGAATTTGGGTTTGCATCTTTCAAAATATTTATTAACTCAGCAACAGTAATCTCTTTTTCTTTATCAGTCAAAATAGTCACTCCTCTCGAAAAAAACGAATGTATGTTCGCTTTTGTGTTAAAAAAATATATGGTCAGAATTAGGTCTGACGAGGTACTTTGTCATGAATTGTTTGACAAATGGTTCATATCTCAATTCGATTTCGTAGCTCTCTAAAAAATTTACATAATTAAAAGAACCAGGATCAAATTCCGGATTGCCTAATGTTACTTCAAGCATTTTTTCAATCATAAATTCTTCTGCTTCGTTTTCCATTTTAGAATGAAGAGCAAAAGTCCGTTTATAAAGTACATAATTATTTTTATGTTTAGCTGCATGTCCTAATTCGTGAAGAAGTCTTAACAGCTTGACACGATCAGACAGGCGAGCATCCAACACAATTGTGTTCATAATAGCAATATACTTTGCATCAGAATCGAGTCTTGGCGTTTCCATAATAGTGACGCCAAGCTCGTCTATAATCTGATTTACTTCATTATCCAAATCCAAACAAACCACCTACTCAGCATCAGAATTATTCTCAAGATACGCTTCAATAATACCAGTTAAAACTTTACGGTCATGTTCAGTTAAAGGCTTACCATCACTACTCATGACAGATTCAAGTGCTTCTTCTACTGTAAATTGAGGTTTACCAGATAGACTTGCTGTTGGGTTATCAGTTCTTCCTAATAAGTAATCGGTGGATACATTGAAATAATCAGCAACTTTTAATAAATTTGTGCCCTTGGGTATGTTCTTTTTCCAAGAATACAATGAGTTTTTACCAATTCCGATCTTTTCCTCTAAATCATTTACAGAAATCCCTTGTTTCGCACAAAGCAATTTTAACCTATCAAATGCTGTCATATTAATGATCCTCCAGAATCGCTACGACCCCAGTTAAAACTAGATGTAAAAATAGATGAAAAACTGTTGACAATTAAATCTAGATTTAATATACTGTGTTCGTAAGCTAATTTAATAAGCTAACAAGCAATAAGAAAGACACCCAACTAAAAATAAACAATTCGACGTCGCCAAACTAAGAATGTTGATTTAAAAGGGATAATTCTGTATTAAAACTAGTTTTAATATTTGTCAACAATAATTAGCGAATTTAATTAGCTTACAAATTATAAAGGAAAGGAGAATTAATAGTATGTCACAAGATTTTATCTTAAAAGTCAGAATTCAGTTGGCTAAGTATGACAAAACACAGAATTGGTTGGCGGATACTATCGGCATTTCCAGAGCATACATGTCCGATATTATGAACAGTAAACGTAAACCAGACAAGCAAATTGAGCCTATCGAAAATGCTTTAGCTGCATTAAAGGAGGATTCGAATTAATGGAATTGCATATACCAGATGAATTGATGCAGAAACAGATAGCTCTTTCTATTGTGACCATTGCAACTGCAGAAATTGAAAAACGTATGAAATTGCTAACGAAAACACTTGAGCTACCACCGTATGGAAACAAAGAAACTATCAAGCAGGTTTTAGGTATCGGAGACAAAAAACTCAACAAGTGGATTTCTATGGGATTAAAAATACAGGTTTGGAGTCCGCAAGATATTCGGATTGAGAGAGAATCGCTGCAGCATTTCTTAGCTGAGAATTTTGAGGTGTGAACATGACCTACACACTTGAACAAGAGTTGCTGATCGACACCTTAGCCAAAGAGAGAGTACACAGCCTCCATGACCAGTTGCACGATCGAAAAAGCTTACTGAGCTATTCTCAACGAGATTTGCTAGTTAGAGATCTCAAAAGGTACCAAGAATTACTTTATCAATGCCGATTGAATCGGCAAATAGAATTGAGGTGATTTTTTTGAAAAGTTTACGAAGATCAGCATTCTTGATCACAACATTTTTCCTAGGCGTTTGGTTTAGCAGTCGCCAATTACCTGATTGGGCACTCATTGCATTGCCGGTGTCGATTATGTGGTGGTTGATCAAGTATGACGAGATTGCTTATCGAAAAAGATTAAGGAGGGGGAAAATTGAACGCTTGGACGACAAAAGAAATTGCGTACGTTCTTAAAAACGCACTAATGGCCGAAACAAACGAAGTTGTCAATGCGGAACAGATAGCAATGAAATTAGGAAGGTCAGTTTCAGCAGTTACGAAAAAGATCTCTGACATGAGAAAAGATGGGAAATTCCCGAAAATTCAAAAGGAACTTGCTTTTGATAGTGATGGTAGGCCATGGACGCTTGCAGAAGAAAAACGATTGATTGCCATGTACAAGCAAGGAGCCTCGTATGAGGAAATCGGAGAAGCACTAGGGCGATCAAAAGGATCTTGTTCAAATAAATCCGCAAAACTTAGAGCTTCAGGAAGAGTTAAATCTCAAAAGTTAAGCTGTTGGCCAGACAATGATGTACGCATTTTATTAGACACAATCGAATTTGACTCCAATGGTTATGTATCGAACTACGAAGAATTAGCAAAAGTGACTGGTAAGCAATATTCGCAAGTGGTTCAGAAAGTTGGTCGTCTGAGAAAAGAGGGCAGGATCCCTGCCAATGTAAAACCCGGAACTACCAGCTTGAAATCAAAACAATCAATGCAAAAATTCAACAATGCCCGATTTGCCCAATATGCGAAGAAGGAGGAAGACTCTATGCAAACAGAACAACCCATGCAATCAAGAAGTGTGACTGCCGGATCGCTCAGTATTGAATCAAAAGAAGAACGTGTGATCCATACAGTTGTAATCTTTGCAGGCGTAGAAACACATACGTACTTCTCAGCAGATGGAACCAAAATTGCGGAAATACAAAAAGAGCCTACACCAGTTCCCGCTAGTGTAGACCAACAATAAATATATTATACAAAAGGAGTTTAACACATGAACGAAAAAATTCAAGCTTTAGCAGACGAATTACAACAAGAATGTCACAAAGAAGGTGTTGCTTTACTTTGTACCATGCAAAAAGAAGGAGAAGCAAAAGTGATGGTCGCTGGCAGTCTACCAGAAATCGGTTTGTTATTAGCATTGCAGGAGCGAAATTTGGATAACGAAAGTCCAATAAAAGCCGAAATTTTACGAAAAGCAGCGCTCTTATCACTAAAAGAAATGGAGACCGATGAAGGAACGAACATCGGCCATACATTTGTGACTGATGATTTAAACGATATTCCGGAAATTTTAAAAAGTTTTATGCGAGGTGATTACGAGTGAGTGTGAAAATCAACAAATTAGAAATCGAAAACGTTAAACGTGTCAAAGCGGTAAAGATTGAACCGAATGCCAGCGGATTAACCATCGTGGGCGGAAACAATAACCAAGGGAAAACTAGTGTCATTGATGCCATTGCATGGGGACTTGGTGGCAATAAATACAAACCAAGCCAAGCGTATCGAGAAGGATCAGTCACACCACCACACCTCCATATCGTCATGAACAACGGTCTTGTCGTTGAACGCAAAGGTAAGAATTCTGATTTGAAGGTCATTGATCCCAATGGAGAAAAAGCTGGACAGAATTTATTGAACAGCTTTGTCGAAGAGTTGGCCATCGATCTACCGAAATTTATGGATTCGTCAAGTAAGGAAAAAGCAAATATCCTCCTGCAGATTATTGGTGTGGGCGATCAACTATTTGAACTGGAACGCAAGGAGCAAGAAATATATAACCAGCGGCACACGATTGGTCAAATTGCCGATCAGAAGAAAAAGTTTGCAGCAGAACAGCCATATTTCCCAGAAGCACCTAAAGAGCCGATCGCAGTTGCTGATCTAGTTGCCAAACAACAAGAGATCTTAGCCAGAAATGGTGAGAATCAACAAAAGCGAAATCAAGTCAATCAAATCTCTTTTCAGTTGGAACAATCGAAATCAAATATCCAAGCAATCAACACGAGGATTGAAGAACTTCAAGCACAACTGCAAAAAGAACAAATTGAATGCAATCGATTATCTGCAGACTTGGCAACAGCGCAAAAGACTGCTGAAAACCTGCAAGATGAATCGACACAAGAACTCCAACAAAATATTGCTGAAGTCGACGAGATCAATCGACGTGTCCGGGCAAATCTAGATAAAGACAAAGCCGAAGAAGATGCCAACGAATACAAGAATCAATACGATACTCTGACAAACGACATTACTTCGATTCGAGAAGAAAAAGCAGCGTTACTCGCTAATGCGCAACTACCATTACCAGGATTATCTGTGACAGACGGCGAGTTAGTCTATAACGGTCAAAAATGGGACAACATGTCTGGCTCTGATCAGTTAAAAGTATCGACGGCAATCGTCAGGAAATTAAAACCGGATTGCGGTTTCATCCTGTTGGATAAATTGGAACAGATGGACATGGTCACGTTGAACGAGTTTGGCCAGTGGCTGGAACAAGAAGGTCTACAGGCAATTGCAACCCGCGTTTCAACAGGTGATGAGTGCGAAATCATAATTGAAGATGGCTATGTGACTGAAAACAGATTAGCACCATCTGAGGGCGGACCTACACCTCAGCAATCACCACAACAACCGAAGTGGAAGGAAGGAGAATTTTAATGAACATTACCAAAGGAGTTATCGCCAAAGCCCAAAAAGTCGTTATCTATGGACCAGAAGGGATTGGCAAGACGTCCATCGCGTCGCAGTTCCCAAATCCTGTGTTTATTGATACAGAGGGAAGCACCAACAATATGGATGTAGCCAGAATGGATAAACCGTCAAGCTGGTCGATCTTGATGCAACAAATCGATTTCGTGAAGCAAGCAATGCCATGCCAAACCATCGTAATCGATACAGTGGACTGGGCAGAGCGGCTTTGTATTGATTTCATTGTTGCCGCTGGGAACAAAACAAGTATCACGCAATTTGGGTATGGGGAAGGCTTCATTAAGCTTGAAGAAGAATATGGGCGTTTTCTAAATAAGTTATCTGATGTTGCTGAGATGGGGATCAACGTTGTTTTGACAGCCCATGCAAAGATCGTGAAATTTGAACAACCGGATGAAATGGGTGCTTATGATCGATGGGAATTGAAGTTAGGGAATAAAACGACTGCAAAAACTTCTTCCCTTACAAAAGAATGGGCGGACATGGTGCTGTTTTGTAATTACAAAACCTTGTCAGTGGCTGCAGATGACAAAGGTAAAAAATTCAAAGGCCAAGGTGGAAAACGTGTGATGTACACGACCCATCATCCAGCTTGGGATGCTAAGAATCGATTTGGCTTACCGGATGAATTGGACATGAATTTCAGTGGGATCGCACACATTTTCGCCCCTAAGCAAGCAGTGGAACAACCATTAGCTACAAATACACCAGCAACAACAGAAATGCCAGTGAGCAAGCCAGAAACGGCACAAGAAACGCAACCAACAACGACGGAGCTAAATTTTGATCGAGAAGCAGTCGATTACTCTGGGATTCCGCAAAACCTTGTTGACCTGATGAAAGCAAACAATGTTATTCCAGCAGAGATCATGGCTGCGACAGAATCAAAAGGGTATTACCCAACAGGTACACCGATTCAAAACTATGATCCAGGGTACATCGATGGCGTGCTAGTCGCTGCATGGCCACAAGTATTTACAATGATTCAAGAGATTCGAAAACAACAAAAATTTTAGGAGGAACTATCAATGACACAACAATTTCAACAAGATCGAGAATTAGGATGGGATGACACCATTGTCCAAGACAGTGAAGGCGGTATTGTCTTAGCACCAGGGGATTATATTTTTGAAGTCGTTAAGTTTGAACGAGCTCGCTACACACCGAAAAGCGGTGATTCTAAATTGCCAGCATGCAATATGGCCAAACTTGAATTGAAAATTGACTCTCCGCAAGGGACAGCAACTGTGTTCAATAACTTGTATCTGCATACGTCAACAGAAGGTTTATTGTCAGCATTCTTCGCTGCGATCGGTCAAAAGAAAAAAGATGCCCCTTTGCAAATGAATTGGAATCTAGTTACAGGTGCAAAAGGAGCAGTTAAGATCAAAAATCGGACTTACAAAGACAACACCTACAATGATGTCGATCGGTTCTATCCAAGTGACGCAAGTTACTACACGACCAAAGAAATGCCTGCAATCGTTCAGCAGTTACAACAGCCACAATCAAATTATCAAGGTCAACCAGCAGCGAACAACTATCAACAACCAGCACAAAACTATACTCAATCACCCGTAACGAACCAACCGCAACAAGGATTTAATCAACAATCAGCACAAAACTACCAACCAGGGGCATTTTAGGAGGAATCACCTATGTCAAAAGAAATTGATTTGCAGTTGTCAGAATTAGCGGAAGGCGCCATCCAAGAAAAATTGGATGGTGAACTTCAAAAAGTTTTTCAAAATATCCATGATCCGAATACACCAGCAGAAGCCAAACGAGTTGTCACGATCAAGCTTGAATTTAAACCAGACGGCACACGGCAAGTAATTGCAGTAAGCAGTGACTTCACAACGAAATTGGCACCAGTGGAAGGTGTATCGACAACGGTTCTCACAGGAAAGGATCTCTCGACTGGAAAAGTAGAAGCACATGAGTTGCGATCGGCAGTGCCTGGTCAAACGTATTTGGATCCAGAAGACGGACAACCCAAAACCGACATTGGGGAACCAATTGATGTCATTGAAAAAGAAGAAGCCAAACGCCAGCAAGTAATCGACCTACAAAAGAAAAGAGGATAAATAGATGGACTTAACAAAAGATGCAATCAAATTTATTAGTGAATTGGAAACAAAACCGCATGAAAGAATTGTTGAAATGGATGATGGACGTTTGTTTTCTGTGAATACTGCAGGTACTGTGGAAGAAATTTTTCCTCATGCAGTATTGGCCAAGACTCATATCCATATCAATACACTTAGTGGATTGGTGAATTATGTGAAATCAAATATCGAGCGTGAAGGAGAAAAATTGATTTTACACATTGAAGATGAATCAAGCATTCAATTGATGGGGACGCTAGAAGTTGATGGTCGACGGGAAGTATTGGCAACTGTGGGAGCAATTGTTCCTCGATTCGACTTTGGCCAATTCTATGATATGGAATCGTTCAACATTGCGCTTCAATCTAAATTTGTGGATCTAAAAACGATAACGGATCTTGATGATCGTGCGATTTTGTTACAAGTAGTCGGCAATGTGACCGAAGACAACGTAAAAACGACTGGCGACGATGGTGTTAGCCAAGCAGTTGCGATCAAACAAGGGCTTGCTAGTAAAGCGGATGTGAAAGTACCGAATCCAGTGAATTTGGCACCTTATCGGACATTCCTTGAAGTCGAGCAACCGGTTAGTCAGTTTGTATTTCGGATGAAAGATGGTCCACGTGCCGCGATTTTTGAAGCCGATGGAGGCGCTTGGCGCAATCAAGCAATCGTAAATATCCGTGAGTACTTGAAAGAACAGCTTGCAGAAGAAGTTGAATCTCAGCGGATCACGATTTTAGCATAGGAGAACTGATTATGGATAAATCAAAAAAAATTAATTTTATCGGTGGCTATTTGGAACTTTTTGTTCCACTGCCTCCCATATATGAGTTTGGTGATTGGAAAATACGTGTCATAGGAAAAATCGTTGCTTCTGATGAAACAACAAAAGCCGAGGGAAAGAAAATCCTAATTCAAAAAGGATTCACTACCAACGGCAATAAAGAGAATGAGTTTTATAAAATTATTGATCTTGATTTTGTTTAGCTAACTTTTCTTGCTTGATTCTCTCTTTTTCTGCCGTCACGTACGCATCAGAAAATTCGTAATCAAGTTCACCAGATATGAACATCGAAGCTGATCTAATAAAACGTTTCATCGTCTGAATATCAAGAGAACTATGTTTCCTGACAAAATGAGCTTCATCATTTCCAATCCATGCCGAAAGCTCAAGTAGATTCTGTATTCTAGGTAAATCATTATAACGATTTTGAATGGTGTTATTTAGTGTTTCCGTTTTAATTTTTTCTTCAGATTCAGCATCTCTTTTTATTGCGAATGACTTTATGAGAAATTCTAATGATTTGCGAAACCCTAACCCAGCTATCTGATCTAAGCCAATAGATTCAGCTTCGAGTGCTTGATTGTATATTGTGTCAAATTCTGGAAAAGTCTCCCGTATTTCGTTTGGAAGATCATTTTTTAAAAGAGGCTTATACGTATACACAATTAAATCTTCGGTTCTTTCTATTGTGTAGTTATCTCTTCCGGTTTTCGTAAAATCAAAAGCTTGTATGTGGAATCTTCTACATTCTTTTCGAGGACATTGTAAAACAACAGCCGCAGTATTATAGATATTGCTAAAGATTTTATCAGCATAACATCCACGCATAATAGGCTCTATAGGATAAGCACAATGAGGACAAGATTCGTTTAGGTCGAAAACACCGTAAACTGGGGAATTAGAACCATCAGGAAAAGAAATAGCAATCTTTTTATTCATATAAATTTAGCTCCTTTTTATTTTAAATTATACCAACAAAGAAAGGGAAATTCTATGAAATTAAGACCTTATCAACAAGAAGCACGTAATTCCATCCAAAAAGAATGGCAGGAAGGCAAAAAACGTACGTTGTTAGTACTGCCTACTGGCTGCGGAAAAACAATTGTATTCAGTAAGGTCATCGAAGATCGGGTAAGAATGGGCGAGCGCGTGCTCGTCCTTGCCCATCGGGGAGAATTACTGGATCAAGCTTCTGATAAATTAGAAAAGTCGACTGGACTAAAAACAGCAGTTGAAAAAGCGGAAGAAACGAGCCTTGGAAGTTTCTTTCGGGTCGTAGTGGGATCCATTCAGAGTATGCAACGTGAGAAGCGATTAAGTCAGTTTCCGCCTAATTACTTTGATACGATCATCATCGATGAAGCCCATCATTGTATTAGTGATGGTTATCAAAGAGTACTGAGCCATTTCGAGGATTCAAATGTACTAGGAGTTACAGCTACGCCAGATCGTGGCGATATGCGAAACCTCGGTACATATTTCGAATCTTTGGCTTATGAATACACCTTACCAGCAGCAATCAAAGAAGGGTTTTTGTCACCAATCAAAGCATTAACTATTCCTCTAAAGTTAGATCTTACTGCAGTGAAACAACAAGCCGGTGATTTTTCTTCAAGAGATTTAGGTACTGCATTGGATCCCTATCTTTATCAAATCGCTGATGAAATGGTCAAGCACTGTGCAAATAGAAAAACAGTGGTATTTCTACCATTAGTAAAAACCAGCAAAAAATTCCGAGATATCTTAAATGAACGTGGATTCCGTGCAGGGGAAGTGAACGGTGATTCAAAAGATCGTGTGGAAGTTTTGGAAGACTTTGAGAATGACAAATACAACGTCCTTTGTAACTCGATGTTGTTAACTGAAGGGTGGGATTGTCCATCCGTCGATTGCATCGTGGTACTACGTCCTACAAAAGTTCGATCCCTTTACAGTCAAATGGTGGGACGTGGAACTCGATTACATGAAGGCAAAGAAGAAATTTTGTTGCTTGATTTTCTTTGGCACACGGAACGGCATGAGCTTTGCCATCCAGCACACTTGATTGCTACAAGTGATGAGGTTGCTCAAAAAATGACTGAGAACATTGAAGATGCTGGCGAACAAGGATTGGCATTGGATCTGGAAGAAGCAGAAGTGCAAGCCGAAAAAGATGTCATTGCCGAACGTGAGGAAGCCTTAGCAAAACAATTGGCAGAAATGCGCCGAAGAAAGCAAAAGCTTGTGGATCCATTGCAATTTGAAATGTCCATTCAAGCCGAAGACCTTACAAGTTATGTACCATCCTTCGGTTGGGAAATGGCACCACCGTCTGATCAACAGGTGTCAGCGTTAGAAAAACTAGGCATTTTACCTGATCAAATTGATAACGCTGGAAAAGCAAGTTTGATTTTAGAACGTTTGAACAAACGAAAAGAAGCTGGACTTGCGACGCCAAAACAAATCCGCCAACTTGAACAACGTGGCTTTAAGAACGTAGGAATGTGGTCATTCGATAGTGCGAAAAACATGATCGGTCGTATTGCATCTAACGGATGGCGTACACCAAACACTGTTTTTCCCGAAACTTATGTTCCTATCGGATTAGAGGTGTAGTGATGGATCTTAACATGTACAAAGTCATTTACATTGATTGGAAAGGTCGGACCTTAACAATGTATTTGCATGGCTACAATGAGAAAAATGTGGAAGAACAAGCGATGGTCGCTCAGGGAGTGTTTAAAATTAGTAAAATTTCTGTGGTTCAGTGATGAAAAACGAAGGGGTGGGGAATTTGAGCAGACGAAGAAAAGATCGTTATCGGCTTAAAGTTGGAGGACTAAAGATAGAAATATCCTTACTATCTGATTTTTGCGAAACTAGCACAGATTTTCAGATTGCAGAAGAAATTTTGATTATACACCGATTTTGGAACACTTTGGAATTTTTACGCGGCGGTGAAGATTTTGAACTCAAATTACTCAGAAAATCGAAAGGAGTAAAACAATGAGAAACAAATATCCGGGCTACTGCTATCGTTGCGGTGGATACGTTGAAAAAGGTAATGGGCATTTTGAGCGGAAAAACGGTCATTGGAAAATTCAACATGCAGATTGCGCTATAAAATATCGGGGAACTAAAGTTCAAGGGTGTGGTCAACGGCCCAGACAGGAGAAAGCCGATGAATCATAAACAAACAATCGTCATAACGATCTTATCTGTTCTGACACTATGTTGTCTAACTATTACAATTGTGGACCAGAGGAATAAAATTAATCAGCTTGAAGAGCAACTGCAGCATGAAAAACTAAAATATAAAATGTTGTATCGAGATGCGATTGTTCGTAAAGCTATAGAAAGCGGGGGGTGACCATGGCTTATGCAGTATTAGGATTTTCGTTGTTCGTTGCGATTATGGTCATTTCAGTGATCATTGGTAAAAAAATGGATGAAAAAGAGGGAAAATAATTTTGAAAGGAACAGGCATGTGGAAAGCAAATTAGATTTAAGAGAGCCGGAAAATTCTCTCCAAGAAAAATCCGGCAACATAAATAGCGATATTATAGAAGTTTTAGAATTTGGACTTTCTATAGTTAAAAAAATCTGATTATTTTCTTTAGTTAACAATCTGAAAACAATGCCTAGTTAAAGAATCGAACAAATATACTACTGAATAGAGGGATTCAATTGGTAAAAATTATACTTATTTCTTTTCTTGTTTCTTTTGTTACAACATCAATAATGATCAGGTTTCATATGAAGATGATGGAGAAATGGCTAGAACATTTTTTTGAGAAAGAATTATCGTTTATAAAAAAGGAGTTAGATACAAGTGTTAAAAAATGAAATACCAAAAGGAGATAAGTCTATTACGCCCTTTTCGAGTATTAAATGACAGTCACGAGGCAGATTTGTTTTTGAAGGATCTTTTTCTAATTGTTTCTTCATGAGAGTAAATTCTGTTTCGATCTCTTCATATACTAATGGATTTGTTAATTTAGCACCTTGAGAAATTATTATCAAGCCTAATCTATTAATAGAAGAGATACTGAATTCGTTCTGGAGGTACTCTTTTCTATTTTTAGAGTAATAGAAAAAATCAATAAATGGGAAGGATTTAGTTGCATACTCTTTTTCAAAATCTTCCCAAGATGGGAGCTGTGGTAACTCAAAAAATGTCTTCTTTCCTTTCTTTTCTATCTTTTTAGTAAAGTCAGAAGTACTTTTTTTATCTTCAACTGCAGTTATTTTTCCATAAGGCAAACGTGTGTAAGTTTGAAATTCTTTAAAAAAAACAGCGTCTTCTGAAGATAACTGCTTTATGATTTCAACAAAAGAAGGATGAATGTATTTTTGTTTGCTCTTATCCATGGATGAAGCAATCAATTTAGCAAACATAGTTCTCAATTCTTCCTCTTCAATATAATATTTTGAAGCTTCTAGAGCTGGTCCTACTATTGATAACGGAGGTTCTTGAATACTTTCTTCAGGAATTATCACAAGTTCTTGAGCGATTTTCTCTTTGTAATCTTTAAGGTATATTTCATTTTTAGCGCGTTTCTTTTCTGCATATAAATGAAGTTTTTCGAAACCAACAAGAGACATAATGTCATCCAACGCTTGAGCCGGTCCTTTAGCACCTTTAAAAGCATTGGTAGACATTGCGGTTGCAAACGAAGTAACTACTGTTGGTATTAGTTCAATCATAAAATAACCTCAATTCATTTTTAATTTATTATAGCAAAGAAAGCATGTGATACCAAATTGGAAAATAAATTAGATTTAACAGAACTATTAAAATACGTTGACCCATCAATGCTGGGTTATCAGGAATGGGTCAACGTTGGGATGGCTCTCAAGCATGAAGGATACACCGCACTAGATTGGGATCAATGGAGCCAACAAGATTCCGGACGATACCATTCAGGGGAATGTTTCAAGAAATGGGATAGTTTTGAAGGAACCAATCAACCAGTCACTGGTGCAACGATTACACAGCTGGCAAAAGATTATGGCTGGACATCCCCTTTTAGAAATGAGGACGGTGGCCATGAATTGGATTGGAACGGCACACTTCAAAAAGATGATTTGGTCATTATTGACCGAAACTGGATTGAGGGCAAAGAAATCAATGAACCAGTGAAGTGGGAGCCAGCAAGACAGATCATCCGTTATCTGGAAACATTATTCGAACCATCAGAAACGGTTGCTTATAATGTAGAATCGTGGCAAGACGAAGACGGAAAATGGAAGCCCTCGAACAAAGGAGCTTTTGACCGAACAGCAGGACAATTAATTGAAGCATTGACCCATTGTGGGGATGATATAGGATCAGTCCTTGGTGATTATAATCCAGAAGCGGGTGCGTGGATTCGATTTAATCCTATGGATGGTAAAGGCGTAAAGAATGATAATGTTACGGAATTCCGCTATGCGTTAGTAGAATCTGACAACATGAGCCTCGAAAAGCAAAATGCGATCATGCGAGAACTTGAGCTGCCTATTACGGCAATGCTGTACAGTGGTGGAAAATCGATCCATGCCATCGTAAGAGTGGACGCTGACAATTATCCGGAGTATCGGAAGCGGGTTGATTATCTTTATGATGTCTGCAAGAAAAACGGACTGACAAACGATAATCAAAACAGGAACCCTTCCAGACTAAGTCGAATGCCTGGTGTGACTCGAGGAGATAAAAAGCAGTTTATTATCGATACAAATATTGGGAAATCTTCTTGGGATGAATGGAAAGAGTGGATTGAGAGTATCAATGACGATCTTCCGGATCCGGAAAGTTTGTCCGATTTGTTTGATCAACCGATTGAACTTGCGCCGGAATTAATTAAAGGAATGCTGCGCCAAGGGCATAAGATGTTAATTGCTGGACCATCAAAAGCTGGGAAATCATTTTCACTTATCCAATTGGCCATCGCCATTGCAGAAGGTCGACAGTGGTTCGGTTTTGACTGCGCACAGGGGAAGGTGCTGTATGTCAATCTGGAATTAGATGATCGATCAGCAAGAGTTCGATTCGTTGATATCTACGAAAAATTAGGACAAGGTCATAGTAATGTATCAAATATTGATATTTGGAATTTACGTGGTAAGACAAGCCCGATGGATAAGTTAGCGCCTAAACTGATCCGACGTGCTCAAAAATCCAATTACATGGCCGTGATCATCGACCCGATTTATAAGGTATTGACTGGGGACGAAAACAGCGCCCATGAGATGGCTAAGTTTACGAACCAATTTGATAAAATCGCGACTGAGTTGAACTGTGCCGTCATTTACTGTCATCATCACTCGAAAGGCTCGCAAGGTGGAAAGAATTCTATTGACCGCTCGAGCGGATCCGGAGTATTTGCACGAGATCCTGATGCGATATTGGATTTAATTGAGTTGCCAGTCACTGAGGATCGCTACATGGCTATGGAAAACGAAGCTACCTGCAGGGTTTATCTTCGAGCGATCCAACAATATAATCCAACTTATGGCCAAATCAGCCAAGACGATCAATTCAGTGTGAAGCAGATGGGCCAACACTTGATGAGTGCAATTAGATCACAGGAAATTTTGAAACAGGTAGAACTTCAAAGGCAGCAGGCGGTTCGACTATCCAGACAGGCAACTGCATGGCGAATAGATGGAACGCTGCGAGAATTTCCGAAATTCGATCCGATCAATGCATGGTTCAAATATCCATTGCATGTACTTGATCCTTCACTGGCAGACATAAAGCTAGACGAGGACCCAAAAGAAAACTGGAAAAAAGGTACGAAGAAAGCCAATCAATCACGTAGCGAAAAATCAAAACAAGAATTAGAAACGGCTTTTAGTGCTTTGTCCATGAATGACGAATCAGTGAGCGTGGAAGATATCGCTGAGTATTTAGATATTTCAAGACAGTCAATTTACAACAAAGTTAAAAAACATGAGACATTCAAGATAAGCGAAGGATATGTCGAAAAACAAAAAGAAGAATAAAGTAAAGAGCCAGTAAAGTTTGAATAGCTTTTTACAAAACACACTATCCGTTGTAAGCTAAATAGCTTTTTACTAGCTATTTACAACTCGAAAACGTTGTCATACTGCTGTCTGCTAACCTTATCAATATCTCCCCTTGGGGGATAGATATTGATAAAAGGTTACAGCAAGACAAAAATGGATATTTACAGAATTTGGAAATATAGGATTACTAAAAATAAAATAACAAGATTCGAGGTGTTGTTCGATGATTGAGTTCTTCATGCCTATGATTCCACCAGAAACGACTCACCAGCAAAAGAAGGTTTCAGTAGTAAATGGGAAGCCACATTTCTATGAACCCAAAGAACTGCAGGCTGCTCGCCAAAAGCTGACAGCACATCTGGCCAAGCACGTTCCCGAAGAAAAATACATGGGTCCGGTTCGTCTCATGGTGAAGTGGTTGTTTCCTATAATAAATGGGCATCAAAATGGAGAGTACAAATACACGAAGCCCGACTTGGATAATAGCCAGAAATTATTGCAGGATTGCATGACTGATCTAGGCTTCTGGAAAGATGATTGTTATGTGGCCAGTTTGGTAGCTGAGAAGTTTTGGGCAGATCAACCAGGTATCTATATCAGAATTGAGGGGATTTGATTGGATTGGAATGCAGTATTTACGGATATTCATGAGTGGATGAATGAATCTAATCAAGTGACACAAAAATATCCGGTGACTTCTGACCAGTACTGGGAATGGCTAGTAAAGTCTATGGGGGATCTAGGAAACAAATATAATAACCATCCACTTGTATTAGGGTTTTTAAACGCGGTTATTACATTTCAAGACGAGAACGTTCAAAAAGTAAAAAATGCAAGAAGGTGATTCGCATATATGAATGGGTAACTTCACTGATAGCGATCGATCAAGAGCTTTTCGAAATAAGGCTATCGTTGGATTTAAATGAGAACGAATTATATCGTTGGCAAAACTACAGCAATGAAGATGGCGATTTGGCGAAACATCAAACTTTTTTGACAGCTTTACAAAAGCAGGCGAGACTTAAGGAAGTGATCGAATCATTGGCAACAAGAGAGGAACAACTGAAAAAGCAAAGACAAGATATTATTGACACGATTGAAAAGTTTCAAGGGCTAGATCAGCGGATACTCAAAATGAAATATGTAGATGGTATGAAGCTTGAATCAATAGCTGAAGAAACAGGATATACCTATCAGTATATAAGAAGCAGACATGCGGACATTATGAAGATGATACGATTTAGTAAAAATGTATAATACGTTGTCAACACAGATTCAACAGACATATTGATTTTTACATGATATTCTTATATTGTCGAAAAATATGAAAGACAGCACAATTTCCGGAATAGGTGAATAATCTCATTTCTAAATCCGCTAGCGCTGTCTTTTATTTGTATTTGTTGATATTATTGTATTATAAATAAATAATGGTAAATTGTCAACTAAATAAATTAATATTTATACAAGTTAAATGTTAATTTATTCATTTAATGCCTATCTACTACAAAAGTAATTTTTATATCAACCTAAGCTCTATTTTAATTCTAAATACTCATCATAAGTCATATTCTTATCAATTACACCACCAGGAATAATTTCTATTATTCTATTTGCAACAGTATTAATAAACTGATGGTCATGGGATGTAAATAATATAGTTCCAGCAAAGTTAATTAATCCATTATTAACTGCTGTTATGGATTCAAGATCTAGGTGGTTTGTAGGCTCATCTAAGATTAATACGTTAGCTCCACTTAACATCATCTTTGATAGCATACAACGAACTTTTTCCCCTCCAGATAGCACAGATGCTTTCTTTAATGCTTCTTCTCCTGAG